CGACTATTTCCTTGGTGAATTCTACGAACAGACCAGCACTCAGGGCCTCGCCGATTCCCTTGACTGTATCGCCGAATGATTCCAGGCGTTTGTCAACGCGGTCCATCGCCGATTCGAAGTCCGCAGTGCGAGCCGCGATATCGACCAGGATGTTAAAGAGACCGGCCATTATCCCTTCGCCTTTGCTTCAGCTCTGTCGATTGCCTTCTCGACCGAATCAATCACGGTCTGCGCTGCTTCCCGGTTCTTAGAGTCAAAGACGCTACGGACGAATGGATACGAATGGAATTTCCCTGAGCGATCGCGGAACCCCTTCTCAAGAAATCTCCAATAGAACGCGTTGCTGGGATTATTACGCTTCCCCTGAGTGTTAACGACAACACGACCGCGGATCGTCGATGACGTCGCGTGCGTCTGCACAGTAATGTTCTTGCGCAAGCGACCGGAAAAAGGATCTACCGTTGGATTTCCGACAGGCGCGATTGAGACGATGAAATTTTGGAGAAATTGCGCAGCGGCGCGCACGGACGATCGAAGGGCCGTCTTGGGGAGGTAGTCGCGCAGATCCCTAAACGCGGCGACCACATCCTTATGGCCGTTGAGCTGTACAGTGATTGAGTCGGGCATTAGTGGCGTCCGAATATCTCGCGCAAATTAGCCTCTACGTCATCCTCGGGCACTTTGGATTTAATATCTTCGTTCTGAAGAACGAAATACGCCAGAAGTTCGCCGATCTGCGCGCTGTCTACTGAACTGAGGAATTCATCTGGTGTTCTGCCCAGCTTCAAGGCGATTCCTATTACCGCGCGTCGCCAGGGCTGGGCTCGGAGTTTCCCTTTATCTCCTCCAAAGCAGAATCGGTCAGCCTATTGATTCTCTGTGCCACCTTCATGATGCGATCTAGCGCAACCCAGCTATCCGCACCAATACGCGCGACGTCGTCTGGCTTGAGGAGAAGTGAACCGTTTTCGTCACATACCGTGCGCACGACAAGCTTCGCGCGCATGTTCTCCAGTCTGTTTTCTTTGTTCGCGAAGATATCTGCCTCGTAGGCGTCGCGCTCAGTCCCGCTCAGGACGCGCACGAAAACAGAACCACCCCATTCGGGAACGTTGACCTCCTCCATAGGAAGTCTCCGCACCTTCAAAATCTGATCGCGCGTCAGACTCATGCGAACCACGCAGGCTCATTAGAAACGCGCAGGCTCACGGAGCCCGTCACGATTCCGTCGGGCTGCACACCGTCGAAACTGAACTGCTTCACGCCAGCCATAAAGGCAGTGATGTCTCCGTTAGACAACGTGATGCTGAAAGGAATGATGAGCTGCTGCTCCTTAGCGATGCGCAGGTACGTCTGGCCCGCATCCGTGTTGTCAACAATGAGGTCCATGGTGACTTGGCCGAAGTCCTGAAGGCCCAGCAGGAATTCCTTCGCCTTGCTCGCGAGGTTGGTGGAATCAATTTCCGACGATTGGCCGTCAAAACCCTTCGCCGTCTTGACCGAGCCGATTGTCGTCATGGTGTACTTCTGAATAGTCCCACCTGACACATAGGTGCCATAGGCCGTCGAATCCACACCCTGCAGCGTGGCCTTCTTGGTGGACGGCGATGCGGTCGTATCGAGCGCGAACGCTCGATTGTTAATGTCCGTCATGCCCAAGACCCCCGTCACGACCGCGATGTCGTTGACCGAGAAAGCCTGAACAGCAGTGGTGAGCACGCAGGGACTCGCCTTTGTCGCTGCGGTGATAGCGATCGCCGAGCCACTCACTGCGGAACCGACAGCAAGAACTGTACCGGAACCCTTGATTGCCATGTTTCCTGACTCCAAAAATAAAAACCCCGCACTGGGCGGGGTCGGGAGAGAGACTTTGTGTTAAAGAATCAGTGCCAGACGTCGAAGACGAAACCCACTCGATAGGGGTTCGGCTCTATCTGCGAATCAGGCTCGTCACCAATCTTGCGCGAGCAGATATATCCTGCAGCCTCAAGTGCCGTGCGGCACTGGCGCGCGGCGGTATCGGCTTCGAGGTAGGTCGCGCCCCATGCGTCGACCTGCACTTCCGAATGGTCCGTTCCTTCGTATCCGGCCAGCACGTTCAACGGCTCGGCCGAAACCTCAGACAGAATTGCGTACGGAAATGACTGATCCTGTGCGGCGCGCAACGGCGAAACTCGATCAGCGACAGACGTAGATGCTGCCACGATGACGCCTCGGAACGTCTCGACAACCGTCGTCACGGCTTCACGGCCTTGCAGAACAGAATAATGTCGTCACGTCGGCCGCCCTCTGCCATCTGCGTGATCTCGTACGACAGCCCGTTCTCATCGATCAGTCTATCGCTGGCCTGTACATCCGAGCGCCAGCGGATGTTGAACTGCGTCATCTGAAGCTGCATCGTCTGGTCTGCAATCACGAATTTCTCGCCGCGCCGAGACAAGACCGCGTCTGTCTTCTTGGCCCATACTGAGGCATATGCGGTCGGCCAGGATTGAACCTGCTCTCCCACTGCATTCGTAGTCAGCACGACGTGATAGAGCTTGCAAAGACGATCCTTCGTCCCGACGTCACTCACGACAGGATCCGCGAGCGTCTCTGCGTGGAGAGCAGCGCCTCGACTCCCAGCGGCACTTCCGCCATATCGCCTGAGACCGCGCTGCGGTTGTCATAGAAGTGCTCAATCATCATGAGCATCGCCTGACGGATCGTCTCAGGCGTATCGCTCGGAAGCGTCCCAAAGCCCGCCACGACGCGCACGGTGACGGTTGAGACCTGGCAGCGCGGCGTCGGCCACGTCACCCCATACGCGGGGTCAATGAAGGCGACAGGTCCGTCGAGTGACACCAGGTATTGCGACGGATCCAGCGTCTGCTGAACGCCGTTCGAATCGAGGTATTTGACGGAGGTCACCGAGGACACTGGATAGACCGGGAGTTCGATTCGCGAATATCCGTAGCCCGTCAGGTACGAATTGAAGACCTCGTAGACGTATCCGTTGTCCAGGTTCCGATTGCACGGCCAGTAGTAGTCATAGGTGCAATCGAAAGTCTGCTGAGCGAAGATCGTGCGCGTATTCGTTTCGGCAAACACCCGCGCCGCCATGATGTAGCCTGCGAGCAGGCCATCCTCATCGGTCTGCGTGACGCGGCAATGCGTACGGGCTTCCTCAAGCGAGACCGGCTCGAAAGTCGGACCCGTTACCAGTGAAATTCCCAAGGCGCGCCCTCTCTAACCTCATCATCTGTCCATTGAGTCCAGGCCAGGCGATGCGCCCACGGCTCACGCTCGGGCATCACAATCACTTCCGGGTCATGGCTGGAGACATCCCAGGCCATCGCGCCCTCGTCCATCGTGACGAGCGGCGTTCCTGCCAGAACGGCCTTCACCCCCACCGACGAGTTGAGCGTGATAGCGCATTGGCAGTTCTCGAAATCCGCAGCGACAGGCAGCCCCGTCTGGTTCTCGCCGGCAGGATGGGGCCGGAAATGGGTGGCTCGTACGCTGGCATACCATTGCTCAAGCTGTACGTCCGGCGCATAGGCTTCAGTCTGGCCGCACAGAATGCGGCGCGTTCCGGCCCTCCAAGGAAGGATCGGATCGCCATAGCGCTCCCAGCGCTCGCCGTTGAAGTTCTCGGGGATCCTGTGATCGCCACGGCGCCCGTGGCCGTTATAGACCAGCGACACAAACACATCTGTATCGCCGAACGAGCAGCGATCGACCAGCAGGTATTCGCCGCCATCGTTCTCGATTCCGCGCCAGAAGGTCGTTCCGAGCAGTACAGGGAACCCGTCTCGGCGCTGGCGGCCGTCTTGAATCTCGGCCACCTCACACTGATGGCCGGCCTTCTTGAGTCCCTCGACGAAGAACGCGCCGCGCTTCTTCTGCCACGGAATGAGCGGATTGCAGTGGATTGTGAACTTCATAGATTCGGCGCAGGCGTGTCGTAGTAAATGAGCTGCAGCGACTTCCTGACGCCAGATGACCGCGTGACGCGATGCCACGAGCCTTTCGTGACCCTGAACGCGTAGCCGTGATTGAATCGATACGGAATCTGCTTCGTCTTATCGCCTTCGAGCTTCACGCCACGCGATTCGTCGTCGCCAGGAGACGCGAAGTAGCACTGCGCACTGATCACCTTGCCGGCGCAGTCGGTATGCCTGCGGATCCAATATCCAGGTGCGTCTTCAACGAGCAACGCGAGTGGATAGATTGGAACAGCGGGTCTGAAGAAACTCTTCAGGCATCCTTCAATGTCTGAAATCGCCTGGGCAGTGAACGCCTGGAAATGCTGCGCAAGAGGCTGATACCGCCTCAGAGAGGTTCCATCGGGGCGCACCACATCCGAATGTTTCAGCCATGACCATCCTTGCGTAGGCCAGTTCTCCGCGATGTGTTGCGCGATTTCAGGCGGTAAGAACTCGTCAATCTCAAGGTGCGGCCAGGGTGCCTCGCAAAATCTCAAGCGGCTTCCCACATTTGCCGCAGCGGATCGGAGCGCGGCAGTTCTGGCATCTTCGGATTGCCGTGAAATACGACGATCGGAGCCGGATTCTCGCCGCGCATGCGGATCCCGTACTTGTACGATTGAATAGATTCGTTCGGCAGAAACCCGATTCTGTCAGGCCACATGATCTGGCTGATCACGTTCTGATCGCCGTGGCACTCGGCCATATACTGCCTCGAGCGTGACTGCCAACGCTCCCAAACGGGAGCCAGCGCGTCCCCATCCCACAGCATCACGGACGAATTGCAGCAACCGCGGCCGCCTAGCAGCCGTCTCATCTCGAAATCCAAGTCGTTCCGAGGCTTGAGCAGCGAATACGAGAAATCATCACGCATCCACAGACGGTTCTTGTCTGTCGCGGCCAGATCTACCAGGTGATTGATGTTCGCAG